GCAAATGAAAGCTACAGTCATAAGTAATAACAAGATACGAATTGCAGAAGGCGAGGCGGTAATGCAGGGGCGACACTGGAGGATAAAACCAAACACCTACGAGGATGTGACGATTGAGAATGGCGCGCAGAACATGAACAGAAAAGATGCAATAATTGCAAGATATACAAAAAATGCAGATACCGGAATTGAAAAAGTAGAATTGGCAGTCTTAAAAGGTACACCAACATCAGGAACCGCTATTGCGCCGGCGCAAGAAAAAGGAAATATCCTAGAAGGAACGATGAAGCATGAAATGCTACTGTATATCGTAAGCCTGAAAGGGCTGAATATCGAGAGCGTAACAGAGGAATTTAATGTACTTATGAACATGTCTAAGATAAATAAAAGATTGTCCGATACATCGTACGAAATCATAAAGTCCTCTACTGGATATGTAAAAAAATACGCAAATGGAACGTTTGAAGCCTGGGCGAAAACATCAGTCAAAAACTCTGATTTTACATTTAAGCAAATCGGAAATACCATTCTGTACTATGCGCAGTACAGAAGTTTTGGATTTGGAATAAAGGCAACGGAGGTTTTTAATATCCAAACAAGCGCAATGAATAACGGAGTTATTTGGGCTGCAAGACCATCTTTGAACACGAATAAAGAAGCTGTAGATGGCTGCGTAATACAAATTGGTACACAGCAAGAGTATGTGACTTATTTAGACGCTTACGTTGTCGGTCGCTGGAAATAATCTACAATCTAATAAGAGTAAAAGTGTCCTTACCTTCGGATGTAATATCTCCTGTTGCAGACAGCAATCCGTCTACAATATCGCCGGCATTTAGGTTTAAAATTCCACATAAATCTACGCCAGCATATCCTTGGCAACGTGCAGCGTTTATTAATCTTTCCGCATTGTTTACAGTTATCTTTGCCCAAAGAGTGCCACCACCACTGGTAGAAAAAGCATAGGAGTGCAATATTGCTAGGTATGTGCCTGGCTTTTTAACAGTAATTTTACTTTCCCGTGTGGTATACAGTTCAGAATCTTGATTAAGCAATTCTTTACCGCCAATGGAGTAGTAATCCGTCTGATTGATTTTCCACTGTTTGCCGTAGTTTCCGGTTTGGACACTTTTACCTTTTAGAGATAAATCTAACAAACTTTTGTTTTTTAAACAGATATCGCCTGAATCAGGCAGAAAGGAGAGAAAAATATGATTTTAAAATTTAATGACGCAACAGAACTACAAGCTCAATCAGCAGAACTTGTAGGAAACCTATTGCAAATCAAAACAATTAGTGCAACACAGGATGAACTTCGGACAAAATTTCAAGACGAGTTTGCTTGCAAGAAAATCACAATCATCGAGCGAGAACAGATCATTACAGAGCATGAGAACTACACAAAATTATTAAGAATCGAAGAGTACACAGGTGGAATCTACGGAGTTGCAATGGAGAAAGTCGGAGAAACAACAGCAGAACGTCTAGCAGAAGTGGAAACGGAAAACGCAGCGTTAAAAGAAACCTTAGTAAATGCAAATACGCAGATTACAGACCTACAGGGCGCCATCTGCGAACTATACGAAATGGGGGTGCAAGCATGATCTATATCGCAAAAGTATACGCGGATTTGATTCGAAAGGAAGAAAAGAGTATCAGAGATGTGCCGGAAAGAATCAGGGAACAGGTAAGAGAAATCCTCGCAGATCGGGAGGGATAAGGATGATAATTGTAGATTTTAAAGACGAAAACTATAAAAGAGTGACTGGTCTATGGCAGTGGGACTACGGGCAAGTATTGCGTATACAAGGTTTAAATCTTCCAAAAGCTGTAGAAATACATTTCTCTCTGCAAGAATCAGGCGGAGAAGCTAAAAAGAGGGTTGGATTTACCAAAGACGGTGCGACTGATGTAGTGATTCCGGAATCCATGTTGGAAAATGAGGAATCCTTAGGAAATTATGATATTTTTGCTTTTATTTATTTGACGGACGACACAAGCGGACAGACGGAATACAAAATCTGTATGCCGGTTAAGGCGCGACCAAAGCCGGAGGCGTTTGACAAGCCGGAGGACGGAGAAATCTTCCGCGAAGCAATCAAGGCTGTCAATGATGCCGCTGATCGTGCAGAATCCACAGAACAGAAAGTGGCACAACACGCAGAGCAAACGAAAGCCGATGCAATTAAAACCGGAGAAGATAGAACGGCAATTGCAGAAATGGTCGACTCCGTATCCGGCATCGGAGAACAGGTACAGGCTGTAAAAGAGTATAAAGAACAGGCACAGACAGCCGCAACAAATGCTCTGTTATCCGAGCAAAAATCAGAGCGGGCGAAAGAAGCTGCCCTACAAGCACAAGCCCGGGCAGAATCAGCAGAGGGAAAGGCAGAGCAACACGCTCTTGAAGTCGCAGGAGATAAAGCGGAAGTCGAGAGACTGGCTACACAGGTGCGACAGGATAAATCCTCTGCGGAGCAGACCGTGCAAGAATTTGGAAGTACGGTACAGCAAGCGGAGCAGTCTATAAATACAGCTAAAACAAAAGCAGTAGAAGCTGTAAATGCTACCAAGTCCGATGCGGTTAAAGCGGTACAAACGGAGGGAACAAAGCAGGTCAAAGCAGTACAAGCAAAAGGACAACAGATTCTTGATTCTATCGTAGAAATCCAAGTCAATAATCCGTCTACCACATACGAGTTACAACCTAATATACAAGTCGTTTGGGGAGAGGTCGCAGAACTAAACCTAACGCTCGCACCCGAAAAGCCAAATGCAATTAATATCTATCCGTTTTGGTTCACAAGCGGTGCAACACCTACGAAAGTAACACTGCCAGTCGGGGTTATCTTAGACGGATTTGTCACAAAACCGAATAAGAAATACTGTTGTCAGATTGAGCAGAATGTCCTGTTTTGGAAAGAATTTGAGGTGGTCGCATGATATTTTTGAAGCGTAGGGCGTTGATGACAAGGGCGAGTTTTAATTATAAAACTGTTAGCGGAATCGGAAGTATTGTCTTGGAAAACTGCGTAGAGACAAGGTTTAAGAGGTTGGTGCTGTCGGGAAATAGTAAACAAACAAGTACGACAGGGAAAAATCTATTCGATATAGCTAAATTAAAAAGTAAAACGATTCCAACTGAAAACATTAATATTGAAGAGAGTACAATAACTCTTCCGGCAGGTGGTGCAATATACTTTAATAAATTAAAAGATGTGTGTACGGATTTGAAAGTTGGAGATGAAGTATGTCTCTTTGCTAAAACCACAGGAGGGAGAAGCTTTATTGGATTTTACCATGAATCGGTTTCCATTTCTTCATGGAACTTTAATGCGAAAAACACCATTACCGAGAATGTCTTAAACTCTGCGTTATTACTATATTCAGATGTTGATAAAACAGTAGTTATTTCTGATATTATGATTACAAAAGTAAACGACAAAACTTACGAACCATACACAGGCGGTAAACCAAGTCCAAGTCCAGAATATCCACAGGAAATTGTGAGTGCTGGAAAGTATGATGAAACAAGTGTGAAATATTTGTTTGATGTTAATGTAATTGGGAAAAATCTAATTGATATAGATGCATTGAAAAATGAAAATGGATATATGAGTGGTGCTTATGAAAAAAGTAGAGACATTGACCATTTTAATATTGTAAAAGGCAAAAGATATTTGTTAATAACAAAAGGCAAGCCTTTAGTAGCTGGAGATTATAGCTCTGTTTATTTCGGAGATGAAACTTTGAAATATGGAGTAAATCATTATGATGTGCTAGGAACAGCAACTGGTTATACTAGTTTTACTTCTGATTTAAAACAAAACAGGGCTATATTAACTGCCAAGAAAACAGCTACAATAACAAAAATGATTTTGCATGGAAAAGCAAATACGAGAAAAGATGATTATGACGTAGGAGAATTTGGTTTGTTTGAAATATTAGAAGATAACACAAATATCGACTATGAACCATACAAAGAGCCACAAACAACACAAATCGCATTAGACGAACCACTTCGAGGAATCGGAGGATATAAAGATGTTGTGACAAAAGATGGAATCGTAAGAAAGATAAAGGAAATCGT